GGACCCCGGACGCCACGACCGGCGCGCGGGGCCTGGTCGAGCTGGCGACGACGGCCGAGGCCCGGGCCGGCGCCGATGCGACCCGGGCGGTGACCCCGCTCGGGCTGGCGATGCGCGGAGTCCTGTTCCGGTCCGAGGCCGGGGTATTGGCCCCGGCTGGCGCCTACACACATTTCGGCCTCACCGGCTCCATCGACGACTACGAGCTGCTCCTGCTGTCTGTGCACGTGAGCGGCGCCCTCCCCGATCTGACCTTCTGCGGCCGTCCGAGCCGGCTCGGCCGCTCCGCGTCGGCGATACGCTTCGGGGTGCCGCCCGGGTCGCTGGGCGTCTACCGACAGACCGCGAGCGCACTGCGGATCCGGTATTACCCCGCCGCCGCCGAGACGTGTCGCGTGCTCGCTGTCATGGGGTACTGACGGCCACCTGAGAGGAGATCCATCGTGTCCTATCTGCATGGCGTAGAGGTCGTCGAGATCCAGTCCGGCACCCGCCCCATCCGCACGGTGCGCACCGGCATCATCGGCCTGGTGGGCACGGCGCCGAAGGGGCCGCGCCACACCCCGACGCTCATCGCCGGCGACCGCGTCCGGGCCGTCCAGGTGTTCGGCCAGGGCGTCGGCACCATCCCCGACGCCCTGGAGGCCATCTTCGCGCAGACCGGCGCGGTGGTCGTGGTGGTCAACGTCCTCGACCCCGCGACGGACCACGCGCCGGTCGCGGGGAGGGCGTACAGCAAGACGAACGGCGTCTACGCCCTGCCCGACCGGTACGTGCGCAACGTGGTCGTGCACCTCACCAATGCCGGCGGCGCGGCACAGGTGGCCGGCACCGACTACACCCTGGACGCCGAGGCCGGGACCGTCACGGTCGTCGCGGGCGGCGGCCTCGCCGGCGACGACGCCAGGGCCTGGATCACCTACGACCGCCTCCAGGACGAGGTCGCCGAGGTCGCCATCACCGTCGAGCGCGAGCGGCACGCGTTCTCCGCGGGCGCGAGCGGCACCATCGACCTCGGGCACACCGACGTGACCAACGTCTCCGTCTACGCCGCCGCGATCGGCGGCGCTCCGATCGCCAGCCCCACGAACTACACGGTGGACCTCTCCGCCGGCACCCTCACCAACGTCGGCGCGGGCGTCATTGGCGACGGCGCCACCGTCTACGTGTCCTACACCTACACCGAGTCGCGCGGCGTCGCCGACGCCGACGTCATCGGCGGCGCCCAGACCGACGGCAGCCTGACCGGCATCGCCGCCCTCATCGGCGCCGAGAGCGTGATCGGCCGCGCGCCGAAGATCCTGATCGCGCCGGGCCGCTCGGACAGCGAGGCCGTGGCCACCGCCCTCATCTCCGCCGCGGACCGGCTCCGGGCCATGGCGGTCATCGAGGGGCCGTCCACCACCGACGCCGATGCCATCGCCTACCGGGGGAACTTCGGCGCCCGGCGCGCCTACATGGTGGACCCGGGTGCGAAGGTCACGGGCGACGACGACGAGACCGTGGATGCCCCGATCTCCCCGTACGTCGCCGGCGTCATCGCCCGCAGCGACGCGGAGCGGGGCTTCTGGTGGTCGCCCTCGAACCGGCTCATCTCCGGCATCGTGGGCACGTCGCGCGAGATCGACTTCGCCCTGGGCGACCCGAACGCCCGGGCGAACCTGCTCAACGAGGAGGAGGTCGCCACCGTCATCCGCCAGACCGGCTACCGGCTGTGGGGCAACCGCACCTGCTCGGCGGACGCCAAGTGGGCGTTCCTGTCCGTGGTGCGCATCGCGGACGCCCTCAACGACTCCCTGCTCCGGGCGCATCTGTGGGCCGTGGACCGCAACATCACCCGCACCTACCTCGAGGACGTGGCCGAGGGCGTGAACGCCTACATCGCCGAGCTGGTGGGCCTGGGCGCCCTGCTCGGCGGGCGGTGCTGCCCGTCCCAGGGCCTCAACACGCCCCAGACGGTGCAGGCCGGCAAGGTGTACTTCGACTTCGACTTCAACCCCGTCTACCCGGCCGAGCGCATCACGTTCCGCTCGCACCTGGTCAATGACTACATCGAGGAGATCTTCACGTGATCGTCGACGTCCTGCGCAACGCCAACCTCTTCGTCGACGGGCGCGGCTACGCCGGCACCGTCGAGGAGGTCAACCTCCCGAAGCTCACGGTGGCGACCGAGGAGCACCGGGCCGGGGGCATGGACGCCCCGGCCGAGATCGACATGGGCCTGGAGAAGCTGGAGTGCGACTGGTCCTGTGCCGCCATCGACGCCGAGATGCTCAAGGCGTGGGGGGTCGGGCCGGGCAACGCGATCCCGGCCACCTTCCGCGGCGCCCTGGAGTCCGAGGACGGCACGGTGAAGGCCGTCGAGGTCCGCGTCCGCGGCCAGATCAAGGAGGTGGACTGGGGCACGTGGAAGCCCGGGGAGAAGGCGCCGCTGAAGTGCATGATGGCGGTGCGCTACTACAAGCTCACGCACGACGGCAGCGTCATCCACGAGATCGACGTGGACAACATGAAGCGCATCGTCAACGGCACCGACCGCCTCGCCGAGCAGCGCGCGGCGCTGGGGATCTGACTCGGCATCTGGCCAGGAGGCAGCCATGGACGCACCCCAACCCGTCGCCATCACCATCCGCCATCCGGTGACGGCCGGCGGCGAGACCCACACCACCCTCACCATGCGCCCGCCGCGGGCGCGCGACTCGCGCGACGCGCAGCGCGGCGGCGGCGCCTCCGCCGACGTGGAGATCCGCCTGTTCGCGAACCTCTGCGAGGTCGCGCCGGCCGCCATCGAGGAGCTGCACATGGTCGACTACCAGCAGCTCCAGGCGGCGTTCGAGGGTTTTTTGTCGTAGGCCGGCGGGGCCGCCCGGCCGGGGCCGCCCTGGCGCCGCTCGGACGATGCGCAGCAGCGCTGCCGAGGCCGGCCGATCTCCGCAGGGCGGTGGGGTACGTGGCGCACGTGTTCAGCACGCCGCTGCCCCAGGTCTGGGAGATGACGCTCGCGGATCTGGGGGTCTGGGCGGGTGAGGCGGTCGAGCTCTACAAGACCTTCTACGGGGCGCGGCGGTAGCGCCACGCATCGCGAGCCCATGTCACCGCGTCCCACAGCACCTGGGCGGTGCGCACGATGAGCCCGATGCAGAACGCCGCGGGCAGCAGCAGGATGAGGGACACCACGAAGGCGGCCAGCAGGGTCACGAGCCCGTGGCCGTCGTCCCACGTCCAGACGCACAGCCCCACCCACAGGCAGAGAGTGAGGCTCACGACAAAGAGATGACCCATGGCCGGTGATATCGCTGTTGGGGTGACGATCGGCGCCACCGTGGGGGCAGCATACCGCCGCGCGTTTCTGGATGCCAAGACCCGCCTGAAGAATCTGGGCGACGCCTTCGAGGAGGCCAACAAGCGCCTCACCGCGGCCGGCGCCGTCCTGAAGTACAAGCGGGAGCTCGACGACCTGCGCCGCAAGCAGGGCACGCTCGGCGAGGCGGAGAAGAAGGCCCTGGCCGCCGCCGAGAAGCGCTTCGAGAGGGCCAGGTTCGCGGCGCAGCAGTACGGCATCGAGGTCGGGCAGGCGGCGAAGAAGCACAAGGAGCTGACCACCGCGGTGGGCCGCATGCAGCGCGAGATGCGCGCCCGCCAGCGCATGGAGGGTGCAAAGGGCGGCCTGACCGCCATGCGTGGCCATCTCGCGGCGACGGCGGGCGTGGGCTACGCCTTCGCGCGCATGGCGGGCCAGGCCATGGCGCGCGAGGAGCAGGCGCAGTACCTGCGCACGGTGATCAATGCGCCCGACAAGGACGCGGCGGTGGGCCGGGCGCTCGAGCACGCCCGGGAGTTCTCCCGGCGCTCGCTGGCGAGCGATGCGGAGGTCCTCGACATCCAGTACGCGCTGAGCTCCGCCGGCCTCGCCGAGGACGTCGCCCGGGCCGGCACCGGTGTGGTGCACCGCCTCGCGACGGTGACGCGCGGCTCGGCCGTGCAGGTCGGGGAGGTGTTCGGGGTCGCGATGAACAACATGGCGGCGGGCATGGAGGGGACCATGCGGGAGCGCATGGACCGCATCGCGAACGTGCTGGCCAAGACGCAGTTCAGGTACCAGATCCGCGACTTCGGCCAGCTCGGCGAGAGCATGAAGTACGCCTCCGCCGCCGCGGTCAGCGCGCAGGTCCCCCTCGAGCAGACCGCCGCCGCGATCGGCGCCCTCAACTCCGCCGGCCTGGAGGGCTCGATGGCCGGCACGGCGTTCGCGCGGATGCTGGCCGGGTTCAGCAAGGTCAGAGACGACCTCGGGGTCGACGTCGTGCGCGACGCCCGCGGCGACCTCGATCTGGTCGCCACGCTCCGGGCGGTGCAGGCGGAGATGTCCGCGCAGGGCCTCGACACCGACCAGCGCTCGGATCTGCTGCGGAAGATGTTCGGCGACGAGGGCCAGCGAGCCGTCATCCCGCTGCTCGCCGATCTCGACCGCCTGGCCGCCGGCGTCGGCGAGCTCCGGGACGCCGGCGGCTCCGACCTGGTGGCCGAGGAGTACGGGCGGCTCCTGGAGGGCGGTGGGGCGCAGTGGAAGATGCTCGGCCAGAATGTCCGGCAGGTCGGGGAGATCTTCGCGAACAGCTTGCTGCCCGAGATCACCAAGGCGGTCGGCTGGCTCGGCCGCATGGCCGGGCGGGTGTCGGGGGCGATCGAGCGGTACCCCATCCTCGGGCGCCTGGTCGGAGCGCTCGCCCTGGGGCTCGGCGTGGTGACCGTGGCGTTCGGGGGCGCGGCGGCGGCGATCTGGCTGGTGAACGCGGCGATGCTGGCCAATCCCATCGGCATCACCGTGGCGGGCATCGTCGCCGGCGCGGCGCTCATCTACAGCCTGTGGGACCCGATCACCGAGGCGGTCGGGGCACTCTGGGAGAAGCTCAAGTCGCTCGGCCAGACACTCCGGGAGATCGGTGACGCGATGAAGAACAGCGCCATCGGGAAGGCGGTCCGGAAGCTGTTCGGCGTCGAGGTCGACGAGGACGAAGCGCTGCCGGGACAGGCGGCGACCACGGCCGGCACGGGCCGCGGCCGCCGCCGCAACCGGGCGGCAGCGGTCGGCCTGGCCGCTACAGTCTCGACCGTCGCCGCCGCGCCGCCCCCCGACACGCCCGTCTCCCCGGTCCCGGCGCCCGTGGTGGCTCCCGCCGTGGTGGCTCCCGCCCACGACTTCGGGGCCGCGACGGCCGAAGCGGCCCGAATCGAGGCGGATCTCGCCGCCGCCCGCAAAGCGGCCACGACACCGCCCGAGCTCGGGGGCGGATTCGACGTGCAGGCGCTCACCGACGACGTCGCTGCGCTGGAGGATCGCCTCTCGCAGGCATCCGCCGCCGCGCCGCCTCCGCCCGCGCTCGAGAGCCTCCCACCCCCACCCCCGCCCCCGGCCGTCTCCCGCGGCCCCGTGACCGTCACCGTGACCGTTGGCGACGTCATTATCCAGGCGCCGGCGGGCGCGGACCCGGCCGACGTCGCCGCGGAGGTCCGCCGCGAGATGGCGGCCATCATGCGCGAGAGCGCAATCGAGGCGGGCCTCGCGGAGCACGACGACGCCTACTGAAGACGGGACAATGGCGCTGAACCAATTTCCTGGACCAATCCCGGACCAAAGCACAGAAATCCCCGCGCTTCGCCGGCGGTGCCGGGCCGCTCGGGGCGCGATCCGCGTGGAGCTCGCGCGCGCGGGCCGGAAATTGGTATAGCGGCCGATGGCCGATTTCGAGAACGTCCTGACCGAGCTGCCGGGGTCGGCGGATGCGCCCCTCGTCTCCGGCCTCGCCATGCTGATGCTCGGGGACGTGCCGTTCGCGGCGCCCGGGACCGCGTACCAGGCGCTCAAGCGGACGAGCGAGTACCGCCAGCCGAGCCAGGACCGTGTCCACCAGCACCCCATCCACCAGAGCACGGGAGTGGGTCGCGACACCGTCGACCTGAACGGCGTGCTGTTCCCAGGCGCCCTCGGGGCGCCCGGGGTTGCGCACCTGGCGGCGCTGCGCACCCTGGCGGCGGCCGGCGAGCCCCGCATCCTGGTGGCGGGCACCGGAGAGGTCTTCGGCAAGTACGTGGTGACATCCATCGACGAGACGCGCACGCATGCGTTCCGCGACGGCGCCCCCCGCCGGGTCGTGTGGCGGCTGAGGCTGGACCGCTACGGGGACGATGCGCCGGGCGGGCATCAGAGCGCCCTGGCCGCGGCCGCGACCGCGCACGGCGATGTGCGGGCCGTCACGGATGCCGCCGAGAGCGCCGTGGCGGAGGGCCAGTCCAGCGCCGGCGTCCGGGCCGCCGCCGAAGGCGCAGCGTGATGGCGACGGTCGCGGTCGTCCTCGATGCCGTCCGGGCCGCCGAGGCGGCCGGAGCCAGCCCGGCGGAGGTGCTGGAGGCGGCCCTGTCCGCGGCGGCACGCGGCCCAACCGCGACGGTCGCCCGCCCGGCGCCCCCCGCCACGGCGTACCGCGCCAGGGACGGCGACGTCCTGGATGCGGTCGCCGCGGCCCTGTATGGCGACGAGTACGTGGTGCTCGATGTGCTCGTCGCGAACTCCGCCCTGGCGTCCCGCCCCCCGCATCTGGCAGCCGGGACGCTGGTGGGGCTGCCGTCCGTCCAGCCCCACCCGGCCGAGCGCCGGGTCGTACAGCTATGGGACTGACCCGTGAGACCGGTCTATCGGCTGGATGTCGGGGGCGAGGACGTCACGGCCCGCGTCCGTGAGCACCTGGTCGAACTCCGCGTCACGCTGAGCTCGACCCCCACGACGCCCTCCAGATCACCCTCTCGGACGCCCTCGGCGTCCTCGCGCGGCCTGCTGCCGAGCGCGAGATCCGGGTGAGCCTGGGGTACCGCGACACCGGCCTGACTGCGCTCGGCGTGTACTACCACTCGGAGACGGACATCGATTTTGCGCCGCGCCGCATGGTGCTGCGCGCCGCCGCCGCGGACCTCCGCGGCAGAAGCACCCTCAAGGCACCGCGCAGCCGGGCATGGCCAGCCACCACCCTCGGCCATGTGGTGGCCACCATCGCCGCCGAGCACGGCTACACGGCGCGTGTGGCCCCGGTGCTGGCAGCCGAGGCCATCGGGCACATCGACCAGACGTCCGAGAGTGATTTGGGCTTGCTGCACCGTCTCGCCCGCGGCTACGACGCGATGGTGAAGGCCGCCGGCGGCGCCCTGGTCGTCGTGCCGCGCGGGCTGGGCCGGAGCGTCAGCGGCTCAGCCCTCCCAACGTACACCGCATCGCCCGCCGCCGGGATGGTGCTGTCCGGCCGCATCGCGCACCGGGGCCGTCCTCGCTACGCTGCGGTGCAGGCGAGCTACTACGATGTCGCCGCCGCCGCGATGGTGCACGTGACCGCGGGCGCCGGCGAGCCGCGTTTCGTCATCCGTGAGCCCCGCCCGGACCGCGCCCAGGCCCTTGCCGACGCGCAGGCTCGCTTGGCCCGCCTTCGTCACCAGACGGCCACACTCGAGCTCGAGGTGGTGGGTGACCCGACCCTCGCCGCCGAAGCGCGCATCCGCACTACCGGCTGGGGCGCCGACACGGATGGTGTGTGGTCTATCACGCGCGTGATTCACACACTGTCCGCGACGGGATTTCGATCGCAAGTTTCCGCGGCGAGGGTTCCATAAATCAATCTTTAGAATCGCGTTTTTTTTTTGAACACTACATCGAGTTTGCGCAACCGTTTTTCGCGATAATAGCCGCCGATTTTTCGCAATCCTCTAGTCAGCCTCCCGCATCGCCGCCACCCCCGGCGGGAACGCCCCGTGGTCGACGTGGTACTGGAACTCCTCGCGGAAATGCCGCAGGAAGCCCTGCACCGGCCAGGCCGCGGCGTCGCCCAGGGCGCAGATGGTGCGGCCCTCGATGTTGTCGGCCACGTCCACCAGCATGTCCAGCTCCTCCTGACGCGCCTCGCCCCGCTCGATGCGGCACAGCACCCGGTACAGCCAGCCCGTCCCCTCCCGGCAGGGCGTGCACTGCCCGCAGGACTCGGCGTAGTAGAAGCGCGCGATGCGCCGCAGCATGCTCACCATCGACGTGGTCTCGTCCATCACCACCACCGCCCCGGAGCCGAGCAGCGAGCCCGCCTTCTGGATGGAGTCGTAGTCCATCTCCACGTCCATCATCACGTCGCCGGGCAGCGGCGGCACCGACGAGCCTCCAGGAATGACCGCCTTGAGCCGGCGCCCCTCGCGCACCCCGCCCGCCAGCGCCAGCAGGTCCCGGAACGGCGTGCCCAGCGGCACCTCGAAGTTCCCGGGACGGTTGACGTGCCCGGACACCGAGAAGCACTTCACCCCGCCGTTGTTCGGCCG